AGACAGTTACGATAAAGAAAAAGGCATTGTAAAAATTGGATCAATTGAAATTGATTTGAATAACTCTAAGTTTCATTTTACTCAAGGTGCGTTAATTAGTGATATTATTGTTCAAGTTATATTAAACAGTGATTATGGTAGAAATGCGTTGAATCAAGCACAGCTTACTCCAGATGGACAGATAGTGTGGTTCAGAGTTGAAACTCAAGTTTATAATATTCCACAAGAGGATGGTAAAACAGGCACTAAACCAAAATGTATAGTATTCAGAGTAGTGCCTTATAAAGTTGACAGTTCAAGATTTATGCCTGTTAATTCTAAAAAACCAGGATTAGATAAATTAAAAACTCAAGCTTTAAAACAATATGATTATATCTATACAGGAAAAAATACTGAAATTTTAAATTTTAATATTGATTTCCAAGCAGGATTTTATACAGCTATGTTTGCCGATAAAGGACAAAATTCTGAAGGCGAACGTATTAAAGAAAACACAGGTCAAGCAGCAGAGGAAGACAATAGAATTAGAACTCCAGGCAGCGCAAACAGCGGAGGAGTTGGAATTTTCCTACCAACAGTGAGAGGCACTTCGGCAGGATTACCTCAAAATCCAACACAGATTAGGTATGACAAAACAGAATCAAAAACAGCCAAACAAGGCGGAGCATCTGCTTTTGATGATCCGGCCACAGTTGTAGCAAGGCAGTTCCAAGATGTTATAACTAATCAAGCTGATATGATTAATTTAGAGCTTGAAATTTTAGGAGACCCTTACTATATTACTGATAGTGGTATGGGAAATTATAGTGCTAAGGAAGTTCAGGGCTATGATAACATTACTGGAGATGGATCTGTAAATTATCAAAATGGCGAAGTTGTTGTAGCAGTTAATTTTAGAACTCCTATAGATATAGATTTACAAAAAGGAATGTATTCTTTTGGAGATACTAGACCAGTAGCACAATTCAGCGGACTGTTTAGAGTGATAAGCGTTGACAATACTATTAATACAAATAAATTTACACAAGTGTTGCAGCTGGTAAGATTGCCTGGTCAAGAAGAAAAACTAGAGGAGAAATCTGCTGTATCAATAGCTAACAATGAAAGTAGTGGGTACACGGCTCAGTCACAAGCTCAAAGAAGTCCTGCTGCTCAATCGGTTAATAATTCAAGTAGTAGCTATTATGGTAGTACTACTAATCAAACAAACAATATTAATACTTCACCACCAAATCCTGGATTACCGGGAATAGTAGACACCGGAGGAAGATTCGCATAATGGCTATTGAAACAAGACCGCAGTCAGGCAGTACACCCGTTGATCCGGGTCCGTTTTTAGCAAAAGTTGTTAGCCATTTAGACCCTACTTATATGGGTTGTTTGGAAGTTCAAGTTATGCGTGAAGTAGGAGGCGATGTTAACAGTGATGGACAGTTGACCACTGTGAAATATCTTAACCCTTTTTATGGAGTAACTGGCGCGGAGCATGTTACTGACACAGACGATTATAATAATACACAAAAAAGTTATGGAATGTGGTTTGTTCCTCCCGACCCAGGCAGCTTAGTTGTAGTAATTTTTATTGGAGGTGATCCTCGTAAAGGTTACTGGATTGGTTGTGTACAAGACGAAGGCATGAATTTTATGGTGCCAGGTATTGCTGCCACAGAGTATGTAGTAAGTGACACTAAAACAGATGATAGCGAGCGTGTTCCAGTAGCAGAATATAATAAAGTAGCTAATCAAAATACACAAGATCCTACAAAGCGCACAAAGCCACAGCACCCTATTACAGAATTTTTAATTAAACAAGGTTTAATACTTGACGACACACGAGGCATTACAACTAGTTCAGCTAGGCGTGAAGTACCAAGTGCTGTATTTGGAATTAGCACACCTGGACCAGTAGATAAAAACGGAAAAAGAGGTAAAATAGGCAAAGCCGAACACTTAGTCGATGGTGCGTTTGTAAGCAGACTAGGCGGCTCTACTTTTGTCATGGACGATGGCAATGACAAATTCATACGTAAAACTCCTGCTAGCGATGGCCCACCAGAATATAGTAATTTGCTCAACGGCGAGACAGACGGCGACAATACTATTCCGCACAATGAATGTATTAGATTTAGAACACGTACCGGCCATCAAATTTTGTTACACAACTCTGAAGACTTGATGTACATTGGAAATAGTAAAGGAACTGCGTGGATAGAGTTAACTAGCGATGGCAAGATTGACATTTTTGCCGAGGATAGTATTAGTGTACACACTAAGCAAGATCTTAACTTTTTTGCTGACAGAGACATAAATTTAGAATGTGTGAGAAATATGAATATCAAAGTTGGTAGTGAATTACATACTCACGTAATGATGGATCAAATTTTAATTGTAGACGGCAAGCAAAAAATTCATGTAAAACAGGAAGTAGATAAAACTTATGAACTGTCATATAAACATCATGTGAAAAAAGATGTTGAAAAACTATATGATGAAAATCATAAAGTAACAGTACTTAAAGATACAGATTTTAATACCACAGGCCATAATTGGTTTACGGCAGGAAAAACCACTGAAATCAAGAGCGGTGGTAATCATATTGAAACGGCAGCACTGATACACATGAACGGTCCTTCTGCTTCCGAAGCAGCTAAGGCAGCAGAAGCAGAACTTCCTCAGAGATTGAAACTTCATACGTTACCTGATCAAGACGAACTGCCGTTAGTACCTTCTATTATGCGTCGAATTATCACACATGAGCCTTATCCACATCACGAAAACCTCGACCCTCTTAAAGTTAAACCTGAGCAAACTGATAGAGATATTGAAGGCAGATATGAAGATACTGACGAAGAACAGCTTAAAGATCAAGCAGAATTTTCAGTAACTATGTTTACACCTGCTAGCAGCTGGAAAACGTATAGTGCTGCTGTGGACCCATTTAGAAAGCTTCAGAGTGACTAATAAATAATACTATGAGTTCAAGTTCACGTCTTTATGATAAAATTGTTCTGAGGGGAGACCTAACAGGACAACAAATACCGGGCACTAAAACTTACAAAGGTTTTAGCACCATTAGTCCTGACGCTAACAGTTTTGCTTTGTATGATTTGCCTTTAATTAAGCAGGATATTTTAAATCATTTTCATATAAGACAGGGCGAACGTTTAGAAAATCCAGAATTCGGAACTATTATCTGGGATTGTTTATTCGAACCGTTAACAGAAGAAGTGAAATCACTTATTCAACAAAATGTAGAATCGATTGTGAACTACGATCCACGAGTAATTCCCGATCAAATAGTCGTTACTAGTTACGAAAGCGGCATTCAAATTGAATGTAGACTAACATATCTTCCATACAATATCAGCGAAACACTTCAACTTAGATTCGATCAAGCTAACTCCATTTATTAATTAACTACGCACATTTCAAAATACGCTAAATATTGTATAATTGGGAATAGCGTATGTCAGCAACTGATAGACAAAATAGATTACTAGTAGCCGAAGACTGGAAAAGAATTTACCAGACTTTCCGTAACGCAGACTTTCAAAGCTATGATTTTGAAAATCTTCGTAGGGTGATGATTAATTACATTAGAGAAAATTATCCAGAAGATTTTAATGATTATATTGAAAGTTCCGAGTACCTTGCTCTCATCGACTTGATAGCTTTTCTAGGTCAAAGTATTAGTTTCCGTACAGATCTTAATGCTAGAGATAACTTCTTAGAACTAGCCGAACGTAGAGAAAGTGTACTGCGTCTTGCTAGACTATTGAGTTACAATCCAAAAAGAAACATTACCGGATCAGGACTATTAAAATTTAGTAGCGTAAGTACTACTCAAACAGTTATAGACTCTAATGGCCGCAATCTTTCCGGACAAAATATTTTATGGAACGATCCAGCAAATGCTAACTGGTATGATCAATTCATTAAAGTAGTAAATGCTGCGCTGCCAGCTAGTAGACAGTTTGGTAATCCAGACGACAAAAATACTATCTACGGCATTCCTACAGAACAATACAGATTCCAAAGTGCTAATACAGATGCTCCAGTTTATACATTTCAAAAAGCAGTCGATGGTAGAACTATGCCTTTTGAAATTGTGTCTACAATTTTTAGAAATTCGCAAGACATTTACGAAGAGCCGCCTGCTGTAGGTAATAGATTGGCCTTTATTTTTAGAAATGATGGCAAGGGCAATGCTAGTGTTAATACAGGATTTTTTCTACATTTTAGACAGGGAATTTTAAGTCAAGGAACGTTTGATATTACACAGCCCAGTACTAGTGAAAGTATTGATATTGATGCTGTTAATATTAATAATTCAGATATCTGGTTATACAGATTAGATCAAAACGGATTAGAAACAGAATATTGGCAACAGGTTCCAAGTTTAGAAGGCAACAATATCATCTATAACAGTCTTAAAAAATCTATTAAAAACATTTACAGTGTGATTACTAGAGCAGGCGACAGAGTGAGTTTATTATTCAGCGATGGAACATTTGGTAATATACCAAGAGGAACCTTTAGGGTTTACTATAGAACAAGTACAGGGATAAGCTATACAATTAATCCACGAGATATTAGAAATATCAGTATTGCTATTCCTTATATTAGTAATAACGCACAAGTAGAAACTCTAACTATTAATTTAAGTTTACAATCTAGTGTTGATAATAGTTCAGAAGCAGAAAGTAACGATAGTATTAAATCAAGAGCTCCATCTACTTATTATACACAAAATAGAATG